TGTACCAATTTTATTTAAGACTAATTTAAATTCTACGTTCACTACAGAACAAATTACAGCTATCACTGTATTTCACAGTGGCGGAGATAACTCGTAGGAGTCTAAATGGCCAACACTACTTCGGGCACTACAACGTTTGACAAAACGTTTTCGATCGATGAGATAATTGAAGAGTCTTATAATAGACTCGGTCAATTTGACATGAGCGGTTATAATCTAAAAACTGCTCGAAGATCGTTAAACATAATGTTTCAAGAATGGGGTAATAGAGGTCTTCATTTTTGGGAAGTAGCAAATACCAATATTACGTTAGAAACAAATAAAAACGAGTATAAAATTTTTAGAGCAACGTCTGATGGTAATTCTGATGGGGTTACCTCAACCCTAACTGCGGCCATAGCCACTACAACTGCAACTACTGGAATTACTATTGCTTCAAAAAATCGTATGCCTGATTCAGGAACAATTAATGTTGGATCTGAAAACATTTCTTACACTGGATTTAACAGTTTAGAACTTACTGGAGTAACTCGTGGAGTTAATGGAACTACTGCAGCAACTCATTCAGATGGAGCTGCTATTACTAATTTTGTTAATCAAGCTACAGAAATTTTAGAGTGTTCTTTTAGAAATAATTCTAATGTTGATTCTCCTTTAGAAAAAATAAACAGATCTCAGTACCAGGCGTTATCAAATAAAACAGCAACAGGGCAACCATCACAATATTTTGTTCAAAGATTCATTGACCATGTTTTGATAACAATTTATTTAACTCCAAGTTCTACTCAGAACGGAGACGTTATAAATTTTTATTATGAAAAAAGAATTCAAGATGCAGGTGCTTACAGTAATGCAACAGATGTACCGTATAGATTTGTACCATGTATGGTAGCAGGTTTATCTTACTACTTAGCTATGAAATATGCACAACCGAGAATACAAGAATTAAAATTAATTTATGAAGATGAATTGGCTAGAGCTCTAGAAGAAGATGGATCTTCAGCTAGTGTTTACATTTCTCCTAAAACTTACTTTCCGAGTATATAATTATGGGTAACACAGCAAGAGGAAAACACGCATTATTTATTTCAGACCGATCTGGTTTGGCATATCCATACACTGAAATGGTTAAAGAATGGAATGGTGCAAGAGTACATACTTCTGAGTATGAACCTAAACAACCACAATTAGAACCTAAACCTTACACTGCAGATCCCCAAGGATTAATGCATCCAAGACCGGCTAGATTAGAACCACCTACTCCAGATTTTTTAGTAGACAATCCTATCACTACTGGAAGCGGCGGTACTTTTACAACTTATGTTATTGATCAACCTAATAGTGGAATAGAAATAAATGATGCAGTAAGATTAATGAGTATTCAACAACCTTTATTCTCCCTTACAACTGCTCTTCAAAGAAGTATTCAAGAATTAGAATTATCTACAACATTAGCAACGGATATAAATGCTACGACTCAAACTCTGACTGTTACAGATGACCTTGGTTTTATTTCTACTGGAGGCTTTATAATGATTGAAAAAATTAATTCTACAAGTGGGCTATATGAAAATGAAGTAATTCAATATACAGCATATAATTCTGGTACAAAAACTTTATCAGGTTTAGTTCGAGGAACTAATGCCCCATTTAGAGGAGAAACTCCTGCTAACACTATTGCAAGTGCCCACAGTTCAGGAGCCAATATTTTTGGAACAAGAAATGTTGTTTCTTTAAATACCACAACTTCTCCAAGTGGAGGTCAGCCTCCAACAATTACTAATCAAAATGGTTATAATTTACCTGCTACAAGTCCAGGTACTTTTTTAATAGATGTGTATGGACCTGGTGGAGGAAATGGTTGCCTTGCTGGTCCTTTAAATGTTAATATAACGGACGGGAGAAGTTAATGACATACGACGAATTAAAACAAAAAATTATAGACTACACAGAAGTATCAAGCAACGTATTTACAGATACTATTTTAAATGGATTTATTAATGATGCTGAATATAGAATTTTAAGAGAAGTAGACTCCGATAATAATAGACGTTACGCTACAGCTAATTTAATTGCATCTACTAGATTTATAGATGTGCCCACAAATTTATTAATTGTTAGATCCGCTCAGATTGTAGATTCGGATTTAGCGGATGGAAGCACCGACCAAAACAGAGATTTTTTACAGTTTAGAGACACTAGCTTTATGTCTGAATTTAATCCTACCGCAACCACAGGGGTGCCAAAATATTACAGCAACTGGGACGAAACTAGAATAGTAGTGGCTCCTACACCAAACGCAACTTACACTATTCAGTTAAATTATATCTTGAAACCAACTGGATTATCGAGTACAAATACCACTACATACCTAAGTAACGAATTTCCCAACGGCTTATTGTATGCTTGCCTAGTAGAGGCTTACGGATTTTTAAAAGGACCCGTTGACATGCTCCAGTTATATGATAAAAAATATGTCGAAGCAGTCAAAGGATTCTCAATAGAACAAATGGGAAGACGAAGACGAGATGAATACCAAGCAGGTGTTCCTCGAATAGGAAAACAATAAGGAGAAAACTATGGCTATAACACAAGCGATTGCAAACAACTTTAAAAAGTTACTACTAGAAGGTGATTCTAATTTTTCAAACTCAGGTGGTGATAAATATAAGTTAGCTCTTTATACTTCTTCAGCTACTCTAAACTCAGCAACTACAGCTTTCACTGCAACAGGTGAAGTTACATCAGCTAACTATACATCTGGTGGTGGCGCACTTGTTAACAACCCAACTTCTTTAACAGCTGGTGTTGCAAGAGCAGACTTTGCTGACTTGTCATTTCAAAACGTTACTTTGACAGCTAGAGGAGCTTTAATTTATAACACATCATCTGCTACTACTAACTCTGCAGTTTGTGTTTTAGATTTCGGAGCAGATAAAACAGCTACTTCAGGTACGTTTACAGTTCAGTTTCCAGCACCAACATCAACAGCAGCGATTTTAAGAATCTCTGGTTAATTAGGAGGTAACCTCCTATGGCATCAGGAACTTGGAATACTGGCTCTTGGGGTCAAAACCAATGGGGTGATAATGCTAATCCAACAGTTATCCCTACAGGGTTTGGTATGTCTGCAGCACTCGGAGACGAGTCAAGCACAACAGAAATTAATGTAGGTTGGGGCAGACAAGAATGGGGTCTTCAAGGTTGGGGTATTGCCGGCACAACTATTCCTACAGGAATTTCAGCAACATTTAGTTTAGGAACTGTTACCACAACAGCTGACGCTAATACAGGTCCATCTACAAACAACAATCAATTATTATCTCTAGGTTTAGGAAGTGTAACAGCTACTGGTTTAGCTGAAGTTACACCAACAGGGCTTGCACTTACAAATAATTTAGGAACAGTTGATGCTAGTCCTGATGCGATGCCTACAGGTGTTGCAGCTTCTATGGGACTTGGTACTGTTGAAGCATTTAACTTAGCAGGTTGGGGTAGACTTGGTTGGGGAGATAATGATTGGGGTGATGCTGGTAGTTCTGTGCAAGTAGATATTTCTGGAATTGCAATGACTGCAGCTTTAGGATCTCCAACAGAAATTACTGGTGATGCAACTATTGTTGCAAATACTTTAAACGTAGCACAATTAACTTTAGGTGTTGTCGATCCTGCACCTGATGCAGCAGTAACTGGAAACTTCATGATAGGTGCTTTAGGTACTTTAGGGTTCCAAGGAGATGTTGCACCAACTGTAACAGGTATAGCGATGTCTGCTGCTTTAGGTAATGAGACAATAGACTTAAATCAACAAGTAAATGTTACTGGAAATCCTCTATTAGCAAGGGTTGCTTCAGTATCTGCATTTACAGATGTCAATGCAACTTTTAATGGTTTTGGGTTGACTACAACAGTAGGAAGTGGTAATGCTCTTATCTGGAACGATGTAAATACCGGTTCCGCTCCAATAGATCCTCCAGGCTGGAGAGAAGTCGTTGCATAAAGAGTTTGACACTTTCTCTTTATTTTAATAAAATAAACGATATAAGGAATTTAATATGGCAAATTCAACATCAGCAAACTTAAAATTAACAGTTCAAGCAACTGGGGAAAACTCAGGAACTTGGGGACAAATTACAAATACTAACCTTTTAATTTTAGAACAAGCGATCGGTGGTTTCACTACTTTTAATGTAACTAACGCTGCTAGATCTTTAACTTTTACTAATGGTGCTTTATCAAATGGTAAAAATGAAGTTATTAAATTAAC